CTACCAAAGATGTTGTGGGTACGATTACAAGGACCTTCTCCTCATGATTGTCTAAGTACCACCGCATAAGGTTGTAGATGATAAAAGATTTACCAGAACCTGTAGGAGATAGCAGAATGGACCTTTTATTCTCAACTCCATGTGCTATAGCATCGTACTGATAGTCACGCACATCAAAGGGAGCGCCCAGAGATTCAAGATACTTCACAAGCTCTTGATGCTTGACTGTATTCTTAAGCTCTGGGTGTCCATACTGTTCATTATCAATAATTTGTAGAGGGTAAAACCTATCGGCACAGAACTTTTTCAGGTGCTGCCAAAGACCTACATTGAGTTCCTTGGAGACCTGATTATACAGCCTCACCTTACCATCCCATACCTTTTTCTTATAAGCAGGCATGAACTTATAGCCGGGAACATAGAACGAAAAATATTCCCTAAGCTCCTGAGACTGAGCGGGATTGCAGTCTATGACAAGCATAGAGTGGTCCCGCATCTGTACTCGGATAGTGTTCTCCACTACCGACCTTGCCCTCTGTAGCGCTTCCAGTTACGCCGCTTGTGCTTGTTAGCAGGTCTGGAGTTATGAGACATGCCGATAGAAGTTCTCTTGCCAGTACTGTTATTGTGGAGAACAACTTTCTTGTTTTCTCCCATCTTAAGTTTTGCCATTATCTACTCCCTGTCCATTCTTCTGCTTCAATTAACATATCTTCGTGATCCCAATCATCTCTACCTTCTTCGGTTTCAAAAACGTCGAACCTTCCTTCAATGTTAAACGGTTTATCGCAAGGGTCTGCGTCTACATCTGGCCATTTACGGTCTTCACACTGCGCTCTATGGAGTTCAACTGCTTCCTCTAGAGAGTCTGCTTCGACTTCATCATAGTAACTATATTCTTGGGTTGCATAAAATCTGCCATTAATATAGAAAGTTGCCATGCTATGCTCCTGCCTCAAACTTGCGCCATTCAATGATGTTCTTGATAGTCTGATGGCGCCATTTCAGATTATCAACAATTTCGGATACAGTATCTATGATGGTCTTAAGATACATGATTTTTTCTTCGCTGCGCTGAATCTCAGGGTCAGAGTCATAGTAGTGCTCCATGTCCCCTTTCAGAACTTTTAAGCCATTGAAAGGGTCAGGCTCCCAGCCTTTACTGACCAGCTCTTCTTGACTCATCTTGCCGTTATAGTAAAGCCACTTATCTTTTAGAAGAATCTTCTGAGAATGCTCTGCTCGCTTCAACTGTAACTTAGTCAAAGAGAGATACTCTAGATATTTTGCATGTAACTTAGGCGTGTCCTGAGACACTTGTTCGTATCTGTCACGGGGAATTTCACAATCAGACTGCCACTCTTGAAGAATATTTTCAAGGTTGAGCATAATATAAACCTCACATATTAAACGATTTCAAAGGTACTAAATCTAAAACTCGTAGTAAAAGTTATATAGTTAACATCCGAACTAGTAGCAGACATCTGAATACTGCCAATATCTGTAGGCACACAATCCTTGTACCTGAATTTGACATTATCGTTATTGTGGCTGGTAAGCACCATCAAGGTAATATCAGCAAAGGTTGGAATAGGAACATTTCCCACAGACTGAGAACTATTCACCTGTCCATCGTTAACTATTCTCTCTAGCCATGTGTGCATCTCACGATAAACAACTAAGTCCTCATCTAACAAGAAATCAATCTGTAGGTCAGAATAGTTGATTTTGTCACCCGCAATCGGCACAGAACGAACTCTGAGTGACGGGACCTCTACAGCAGGTACATTTGCACCAGGGTGTGATACTGTTTGAGCAAAGTATTCCGCATTAGGATAATTTTGCCTGTTAATGAGAATCCTAAACCCTGTAGGCTGTAGATAGTTTTTGTTTGCAGTAAGTGTAGCCATGGCTAGCTCCGTAGTATTATACCATTATTTATATGCAAAAGAAAGGGGGTCCGAAGACCCCCTTGAAGTGCGGTAGGTGTAACCCTACTCTTTTTAGAATCTTAGGCGAGGATGTTGTCAACCCGGAAGATTCTGTAGTACTGGTTGCTCTTGGCTGCTGCGAGACCGTTAGCGGGGGCATCACCAACAAAGGGGTTGGAAGCCATGCCGTAACGAGTCTTGAAGCCAATCTTCGGCTGGAAGGTGTCCTCACCAACAGCCTTGACCATCTGGAGCGGAACATACGGGCAGTAGAAGATACCTGCGTCGTAGGCGTTCGTGCCCTTGTAGCCAACGGTGACGTAGTCAGCAGATGCATACGGGTCAATGTAGACACGCATACGACCGTTGAGCGTACCAGCGAAGGTGTTGCCTGTGTCGTCAACCTGCAGGTTGGTGGACATAGCAGGCGTGTAGTCAAGCATACCGGAAGCTGCGAGAGCCGTAGCAACGTCCGAGGAGCAGACAACAATGTTGCCCTTACCACGGCGAGTTTCTTTGGCGATAACGTTCGCTTCACGGTCAAGCTGGATGACCAGACCCTTGAACTTCTCAGCGGACCAGCGACCGTCAGCATCGGTGCTGAGGTTGAAGATACCTTTGAGGCCGATGTTGGACTGGAGGCAGCCCGTCTTGGCTTGAGAGTTCATGGTACGAACGACTTCACGGTTGATTTCCGCAAGGATTTCCGTGCTGAGGATGTTCGCAAGCTCAGTCTCGGCATCCAGACCGTGGATAGCCTTGAGGTCCTGAGCGAGTTCCAGCGAGTACTCAGCCTTCAGCGCACGAGAAACAGCGGTAACCGTTGCTTTCTCAATGGTGAAGCCCATCTCACGGAAGTCAGGCGAACCGCCGCCAGAACCGAGAGCCTCTGCCAGAGCTGTACGCATGCCCTTACCGGTGATGTCGGTCAGACGAGAATCGTCAACAGAGCTGTCAGTGCTACGAACACCCGTAGCGGAGTCGTCAGAGATACCGTTAAAGCCAGAAGCGTTATCGGAATCGTGAGCGCCAACGCCCGTGCTGTCACCGGAGAACTGTGTTTCTGCTTCATTGAAGAGAGCTTCACGGTTCGTGGTAGCACCACCGCCGTAACGAGCCTTCATTGCGAAGATGAGGCCAGTCGGACCAGACATCGGCTGAACGCCGCAGATGTCATAAGCCATGAGGTTCGGCATAGCACGACGAACGAGAGAAATCAGGATGGGGTCCCAGTTGCTGACGCTAGCAGTGTTAGCACCGCCAGGAGCAGCTTCGCTGAGGAAGCCCATCTCTTGAGAACGTTGCTCAGCGAGAGCACGCTCTTGGTTTTCAAGGATAGCAGCCGTGACAGCACGACGCTGATGGTCTTTGATCTCGCCAGCGGACGATTCGTTAAGAACCGGTGCCCACTTCTCGATCAGTCTGTCGAAAGATTGTGTTTCCATGGTTATAGTTCCTTAATAGTTATTATTGCTTAGGAGCGGTTTTACGAATGGTGCTGAGATACTGTTCCATCACCGAGGAAACTTCGACTTCCGCCTCTGCTTCTTCTTCAATGACTTCTGCAGTTTCTGCACCAGTTTCTTTAGCGAAGTACGACTCTTTGACCGTAGCAACTTTGGCAGCGAAGGACTCTTCGTCATCAAAGTCAACGTTTTCAATGAGGGACTTCAATTTTTCAATCTGAGTCTCTGCGAGATCACGGCAAGCTTCTGCGATAACTGCATTCCGCTTGTAGGTCTCAAGTTCCTCAGAGAGCTTGATAGCATCGCCTGTTGTGGAGTTGAGCTTTTCTTCCAACTCTTCAACTTGCGAGGCAAGCTCATCAACTAGGTCAACCTTGGTGTCAGGAACTTCAATGTAGGACTCAGTAAAGAGGTCCTTCATCTTGTTCATGAACGTCTCAGCAATTTCAGTACGGAGACCGTTCTGAATAGCGATACGATTGTCTTCAACCCAGGTTTCAACTACATAGTTCAGGTAGCTGTCAACTTTTTCAACAAGGTCAGATTTCGTGGCAGCAATTTCTTCTGCCAGTTCTTCCTTGTACTGTGCTTCCATACGCTCAACTTCTTCGCTGAGCTTGGACTTCACAGCTGCCTCAAACAGTACGGCGGTCTTGGCCTTGAACTCTTCGCTCAATGTAGCCTCAGACTCAACCAGTGCATCTAGCTCGGCAGAGGTGTCAACGGTCTCAGCGACCATCTCTTCTTCTGCTTCAACTTCTTCGCCCATCATCTTGCCATATGCAGCCTGAAGGTCATGCTTCTTCATAGCATTCATCTTCTGGTACATAGCACTGATCATGCCCGCCTTTGTCTTGGGCACGGGAGCTTGGCTTGTAGCGTCTGCTGCTTTGTCAACCGAAGCAATAGACTCGGGCTCAGAAACTTCCTGACCGTCGCCTTTCGGTGCCTTAGCTGCAGGAGCTTTAGCCTCTCCAAGAGCTTCCTCCACGATATCGTTATCTTCATCGTGGAGTTCAACTTCGACTTGGTTCTCATCAGTCATAAGTGACTCCTTAGATTTGAGATTTGATCAACGAGAGGAAATTCTTAAACTCCCGAATACTTGTTTCATAAGAAACTTTTTTCGGAGCAGTCCTAATTTCTGTCTCCATCTTCTCAATTACCTGAGCTTCCAAGATGCCGTTATTCCAGACCCAGTCCACACCTTCCATAATTCCATTAACGAAAGCGTCTGGTGCGCTAGG